ACTGTTTCGCTGTAGGACTCCCGACCCTTACTATCAAAGTATTTAGCATACCGTGACTTGTGGATAAAGGCTTGGTAGTCTGTTGGTAGTTGGTTGCTCATTTGCCACGTCCCCGCATTGTTTTATCTTCGTCTAACCATACCATACGGTCAATGTCTTCTCGGCTAATGCCAATGTCCTTTAGTTCCCTATCGGACAGTCGGTTCAGTATCTTGACTGCCTGTCGGTGTTCTGACCACATCACACAGTATCGCATGAACCTCACTACGATATTGTTTACCCATCTCTTCTTCATCGGTTATCTCCTGACCCCTTAATCACACCACGCTTGGCACGATCATTTAACTTATCCATATTTACTTCCATTACCTCTGGCAGGTTGCTGTAGAAGTAGTTAGCCAAGGCTGTCGTGTAGAACAGAACGTCACCTAACTCTTTGACGATCTCTCTCTGATTAACCTTATCGTCGTCACGGAGGTATTTCTTAACCTTCTCGGCTACCTCCCCTGCTTCCCCTACGAGACCTAGCGCATTTTCCACTAGACGGGTCTCACCTTTTGTTGTGATCTTACCTTCAACCCAATAGGAATACTCCATCGGTGTCACGTTAACAATGCTGAAAGCATCAATGTCTTCTTGCGTAATCATATTGTTCTCCCGTAGAACTCTGTTTGTTTAGCAGGGTCTCTGGCTATGTCGAATAGATACCAAGCGCAGTTGTCTTTACCTACGCTCTTGCTACCCTCAATCCATTTGACCCTACCTATGCTCACTACCTTAACGCAATACGACATCAAGATAGCTGATTGTTTAGTGTGCATCCAGTCGGCATCAAAGAGAAGCCAAGTCGGACACATCTGCATCCATCTTTCGATAAACGGGTGCAGTATCTTTCTATCCCAAGGTGGGTTGGTAATGCAGAAGTCTATGTCCAGACCCATAACATCTACCTCAAGAGCATCACAAGCGGCAATGTATTTCCCTCTTGGTTCGATGTCACTGGCAAATAAACACTCAGCATGACCGTCCGTAAGTGCCTCTAGGTGGCCTATCAAACGCCCGTCACCCGCACAAGGCTCTATGTAATCAAACGAGTAAGGCAAGTGCGGGATCAGAGGCTCAACGGCTGAACTTGGTGTCGGGTAGTAGTCCCTCGGTACTCTGTCGAAGTCACTACGCTTGCCCATACATAGCCTTTAGTCGTGACTGTGAGATAAACTCTGGATCATACATGCCGTTATCTACCTCCCGTTTAACTACTATGCCTGACCACCACTCTTTGTTGGCTTGACCTGCCCATCCTTCTGCTGCACCTTTGTAGCACCCCGCAACAAGACCGATAACTCCGTTAGGGTGTGAAGAGTCCTTAAACTTAAGATCACGTTTATGGCTATGACCACAAGTAGAACTATGATGCCTGTGAGCCAGTAGTGCATTAGCATGGTGCATACCAGACATAGCAGACCCAAAGTTACCACTACTAAAGAAATGAGCATACGAGATGCCATCGTAATCAGCAATCGCTGGGGCTGAGTTCTCATACTCGTGGTACTCATCGAACCATCTGTTTGTCTGGAGATGCCCGAAAGATATGCCGTACTTTGATCCTTCGAGTCTAGGATCATGCTTAATAGCCTTTTTAATTCTGTTCTCATGGTTACCCTCAAATCCTATGTAAGCTGGTCGTTTTCGTCGGTGGTGTCTGAACTTCCAACGGATACGCTCTTGTGCATCGTTGTAGTGTTCTATGTCTGCCTCATAACTCTGACTGACGATTGCCTCTGGGTAACGAGTGTCAAATGTATTTAATGACCGCATATCAGCGCCATCACCCAAGTCAACGACATAATCAGGCTTGAGGTCATACAAGAACTCTCCTAACCAGTTAAACCTCTCGTTACTCACAGTTGGATCAACGTGAGCGCATGAGAAGACTACTACTGTCTTACCTGCCATTATGTTTCCTTTATCCATTCCTCTGGGATTAGCTTGTCTGCGTAGCTATACCCATGTTTGTCACACCAGTCAGCATAACTTGTCTTTGAGCCTTTGCTTATCTTACCCTTAGAGTTAGAGAAGACAAACCTGATGTCAAGTCTAGGGAACTGCTCTTTAACTAACAGATGCTTCTTTCTGTCGGCTGCAACGAACCGCCCCTTTGATTCTATGATGATACCGTTGGGGAGTTCAAAGTCAGGTGTGTAGGTTCTAATCTCGTTAACCTCATACTTGATCTTGAACTCCTCATACTTGAACGGTACACCAAGGCCATTTAGTTGCTCTGAGATACGATCCTCTAGCCCAGACCTATAACCATGCTTTATGCCCCTTGAGGTGGCTCCCACAGTTGTTCGTCGTACCGCCTTAGCCATAGTAACCTCGCATTTTCTAGTACCCTCTCTACGTCACCATCGTAAGCCTTAACGCACGTTTCCCAGAGATCGTCTTCTGTTTCACAGTGTGCCAGCATCTTCTCTGATGTCTTAGGGCCGACACGATGTAGACCCTTTATGTTATCAGCGGCATCACCTGTCAGGATTTGCGTATAGAAGAACTTTACACCTGACCACTCATCCACCTTAGTCCACTCCCCTCTTACGAAGTTAAAGTGCCAACAAGGAAGCTGTAGCATGTCCTTATCAACAGATGCAACAACACAGTTATAACCTGTTTCTGCCGCCCCCTTTGATATAAGATCATCAGCCTCTTCGTTGACACTAACGATAGCACTCCAGTTGTTAATCATGTGCTTTCGTGTCGTACCTAAATACTTTGGCTTTTCTGATGCGTTCCTATTTCCCTTGTACGGGTGGGATTTAGCAATGTCATGTCGAAAGTTTGTCTTACCAGTTAGGTACGTTTCGTAATCCTCTGGAGATGGAAAGGGAAGATCAATGGTCTGATCTAAGATGTACTCAATGAGATCATCAACCTTCTCTTCCGCATCTCTTTCAGTAAGGTCTTGAGTGGCAAAGGCTGCACGATAGGCAATGATGTCACCATCTATCAGAACTTTGCCCTTACTCATTACATCTCCCCAAAGGTGACTGTACCATCATCCTTCTCAAACCCTACGTCAGTTACATAACTGTAACCTGCGCCTCGCATAGCATCAGTTAGGAACTGAGACATTGTGTAGAGATCGAAGACATCATTTCGTGATGCGCTTGAAGAACCTTCGATGCCATCCTCTTCCTTGTCGTAGTAAAAGTCTATATTCACCCGCATGCTTATCCCACCATAAATAGTTCGTCGTCTTCGGTTGAACCACCACCACCTTCGTAGGCAACGTGGTCAGTGATACCAACAGCAATTAGCCGTAGCCCAGCGCCCTTGGAGTAGGTCTCGAATTGAACCATAGCCCGTGTCCCGTTACCTAACGCTCCGTCTTCTTCTAACGACCACCAAGCCTTGTTCTCAGCGCCATTAGTGAGGTTGACTACCTTTGGAGACCCACCAAAGTCTACCTCCGTTTCTTTGCCGTTCTTGTCACTGAATGTCATCTTGTGATCGTGCATCCGTGTTAACTTAACGAACTTACCAATCCCAAAACTATTGCCCTCCTTTACTCGGTCGTTGCCCATTGGCTTAGGCTCCATTCCAGCTTCCAGCAGTTCCTCTATCTGCTCTTCGCTGGTAAAGTATGCGTTAACAACGTACTGCCCGTTATGCTTTGCAGCTTTCTTTGCAGCGTTATTTCCATCCCCTCCCATGTCTCGGTTATCTTCAAACACCTTCGGATACTCAAGAACCATGTTCATTGTGTGTTTAGCCATCTTACTCTTCCTCTGTTTAAGCTGCTGGTTTGCAGCACTGGTAATATACTATAGTGACCCTTTTGAGAATTTTATACATACTTTTTGATATTTATTTTCACATTAGTGAATATCAGCATAAGTCTTCCCAAATTGCACATCTGTCCCCAGTGGTACATTAAGATTTATTGCATCGTTTACGTTGTTTATGCTCATCTGCATTATGTTCTCTGTCTTATCTTCGTCTCCCTCTCTTGTTAGTACTATGATCTCATCGTGGAACTGACCGATAGTCTCTAGTCCCATGCCACGACATTCCTTAACCCAACTGTCAAAGCAGTAGACCCCTGTGCTTTGGTTGAGCGTACTGAAACGATCCTTGTCGCTGCGTAAGCTATGCCAGAAACCAGACACAGGATTCTTGAGCCACATGCCATTGAACAACTCACGGACACGCAACGTGCTTGCTACCTTCTCAATAGCCCAGTTACGAGACCAGAAGGCTTCTAGTAGGGTCTTGGCCTCAGATTTACTCATACCTGTCTCACGGGCCAGCTTAGGCGCTCCTACACCGTATGTAGCACTGTAGTTAACCACCTTATAATTCTTACGGAGGGCTTTGAGTGAACGCTCCCCAGAATTATGCTTGTCGATGTCATCTTGGGTGATAACACCAGCGTGTAGAGCCAAGTCTAAGTGTGGGTCAAAGCCTTCATGGCTCATCTGCTCAACGTAGTTAGGGTCTAGTGGTTTCATATAGTGCCGTTTGGTTGTATCCTCTAGTGATGTCATGTCAGCACCAGATAGGATGTAACCGTCAGGACACGCCAGACACCCACGGATTACATCACCGTATGGCTTGTCTACACTCGGCAGGTTAACCAGTGGTCGGTAGTGCTTGAACCGAAAGGTGTT